TATGTTATTTCTACCAATTCACTTAATTCAACCGACCTAGTGCTGTTCTTCACTCAAGTTGGGAAGTTTTATCACTACCCTGCAAGCGAAATGTTTTTAAATGAAAAGATACCTGTGGAAAGCTTAATCAACATTGACCCACACGAAGAGGTGCGCGCGATCACTGCCTACAATAAAAAAAGCGAGAAACAAAATATCATTTTCTTCACTAAGCAAGGTAGAATGAAAAAGAGTCTACTATCAGAATATAACACGAAGCGCGCAGGCGGCGTAAGAGCAATTAAATTAAGCGAAGATGATGAAATATCTACTGTTTTGCTTATGAATGAAGAAAATGTAGGTATATTGACTAGACAAGGTAATTTTATAATTTGTGAAACTAAAAATGTTAAACCTATAGGCAGAGTTACGCAGGGGGTTATGGGCATTAAGTTGAATGAGGGCGACTCCGTTGTTTCAGCTCGTTCCATCCCAGATTTCACCACGCAATATATTAGTATTACGGGAAAAGGGTACTGTAAGAGAACTAAAGCTAGTGAGTTTGTAGTGACTGGTAGAAACACAAAAGGAGCAAAACTACAGAAACTTAAAGATGAAGGAGATTATTTAGTTGACTTCTTACCTATTGTCAATGAAGAGGAGGTCGTAGTTACCTCTACCAAAGCACAAATTAAATTTAAGTTAGACAACATATCTTTAACGGGAAGAAACACACAGGGTGCCCGATCGATAAAATTGGGCAAGGGAGACAGTATTATTGGTATATCAAAAAGTTAAAAAAGTATTGCCAATAAAATTTGAAAAAAAGTAAAAATTACGCTATACTATTTATAGAAAGTTGAGAAAGCTTTCAGTAAAAAGTTAAAAAAGTATAACCTTAAAAACTTGATAAAAAATGAAAATTAGGTTATACTAGTTATAGAAAGTTAAAAAAACTTTCAAAAAAAAATAAAGGAGATTAAGGGAGGAAACAAGAATGAAGGAAATGAAATTAACACCCATGAGCAATGAAGTTTTTACCTATGTTAAGGAGAATGGTGGGAGAATTTCTGTCGACGAAATTTGTGAGGCAGTAGGTAGGCCCCCAAGATCAGTTAACGCTAATGTTACCGATTTGCAGAAGAAAGGCCTTGTCATCAGGGAAAAGGTTGACGGAGAAGGCGAGGATGCAAAGAAAATTACCTATGTAGTTCTCACTGACGCTGGTAAAGATTTCGAAAATCCTCAAGAGTAATTTATAGGTAGGTCGCAAAATGCGGCCTACTTCATTTTCCACTTAAACTAAATGGACACTAAACGGACACTATGTTTAAGTTAACGCCAATCTAGAAAAAAAGGGAGAGATGTTTTATTATGTTAAGAGAAGCCGAAAATTATGTAAAGGTAGAAGGTATTTTAAGCGAAGTAGATTTGAACTATGGTTCCTATCAAAGAGCAGGAAAGACAATTGATATGATTGCTGGAAGTATTAAGGTGAGAGTTGACCAAAAAATAGACGGAAAAATTGTACAACTTGAGGTTCCTATTCATATGTTCGCTGGCAAGTATACTAACGATGGTAGACGTAATCCTGCTTATGAATCTATCGAAAAAATTATGAAGAACTTTACTTCAATTGCTGCAGCAGGCGGCGAAGAGGGCGCGGATCTAATTCGTGTTAACTCTGGAAAAATAAGAATGAATGAATATTATACCCCAGACGGACGTTTTATCTCGTTTCCGCGAATTCATGCGTCGTTTGTTACAAAAGTTAAGAGGCAGGAGTTCAAGCCCGAAGCCAGCTTTTCCATGACTTTTGTTGTTGCTGACAAACAATTTGAATTAGACAAAGAGGGTGTCGAAACTGGTCGATATCAGGTTAAGGGTATCGTGCCTCAATATGGCGGAAAAGTTGATATAATCGACTTTATCGCTTCGTCAAAGTCAGTTATTAATGCTGTAGACCAGTATTGGGAAAAAGGTGATACAGTACGATGTGTTGGTAGATTGAATTTCTCTTCAACTAACGAAACTATTACAAAAGAAGTAGATTTCGGCGAACCACAAGAAATTGTAAGAACTATATCAGTAAGTGAATTAATAATTACTGGTGGCTCCAGTACTCCACTTGAAGGGGATTTTGCCTATGATATGGACGAAATCAATGAAGCTTTAGCCGCACGAAAGGCAGCACTTGAAGAACAAAAAGAAAGAGATATGGAGAGGGGAAAGCGTAGAAATGCACCTGGAAAGGATACTTCTAAACTAGACTCCCTAGGATTTTAAGGGGGTGTAGATAATGATAGATATATTAAATCTTGAACCTACGACGATTAGCCGAGATTTAAGGGGTAAGTATATTTGTATTTATGGTCTGCCTAAAACTTTGGGCACTAATGGAGTAATCCATTAGTTAAATTACAGTAAAAATCTGGAAAGCTGAAATGCTAACCAGAGCGGAAGTCAGCAAGTGATTGCTGACACGCGCAACGCATAGTACGGAATCATTAATAGGAGGTTGCTCAGTGTGAGGAACGAATACAGTCAAGAAATTATTGATAAGGTTATTGATAACTATGTTAACAAACATATGGGAAGACTTGCCTCAGGAAGAGAGTTTGGACTCTCTGATAGGGCAGTCAAAAAGATTTTAAAAGATGCGGGTATACGCTTACGGACTCATAGAGAGGCGGTTATCCTTAGAAATAAGAAGTCAAAGAAATATGATAATAATTCAAACTACTTCTCAACTGAATCACCCAATATGGCATACATCATGGGATTCATTGCCGCAGATGGGACGATTCGAAAGAGAGAAAACTCTATAAAGATTACGGTGAGTAGGCGAGATAGAGAATTGTTGGAAAAAATCAAAGAAGAGGTGGGTATCGAAGTAGAGGTTAAAGACTATACAACAAGTCAGGGCTATGACTGTTCCACTTTAGTATGGACGGATCAAAAGCACAAAGAAGACTTAGCAAAGTATTCAATTGTACCTGAGAAAACCTTTGTTCTACGACCCCCAACAAAACTTAAGCGTGAATATTGGATAGACTACATTCGGGGTTACTTTGATGGCGACGGAAGTATCAACAATATAAAAAATTCCAATGGAAGAGGAAAAGGAAGTATACGGTGGCAACTTTGCAGTGCTACGAAAGAGTTGCTTGACTGGATAGTTGATTTTTTTAATGAAGAGTATGGAATTCCAAAAGTAAACGTGCAGACGCGAATTAGAGACCATGAAAAGCCTCTCTATATCATACAATACTCCTCTAGAGCCAGCAGAATGATCTACAAAGTTTTGTACTCTGAATCTTCTTTGTATCTTGCCCGCAAGAAAGAAATCTTTGATAACCTAATGACCTTAATCGAACCTATGTAATGACAACCGTACCACGAGACTGTATATCCTCAGTGTGAGGATAAAAAGATATGCTGAACTAATGGGAATAACAACCATTAGAAGCAAAGGATAAAAAACCTTTGCGATAACAAAATTGAAAGTTGGGAAAACGACCCTTGCTTGCCAATTTCCTAAAAATCTATTGCTTGGCTTTGAGCATGGTTGGAACGCCATTGCTGGCGCGAAGGCTGTTGATATAACAAAATGGTCTGACTTTAAAATGGTTCTGCGCCAGTTGGAAAAACCAGAAGCTAAAGAAATGTATGATACTATAACTATCGACACAGTTGGTATCGCCTGGGAACTTGCAGAGCAATATGTTTGTGCTCAGCACGGCGTCCAAAAGATTAGTGATATTCCATGGGGACAGGGCTATAAGGACTTAGCCAAAGAATTTGAAAATTCTCTCCGTAAAATAACGCAGTTGGGATATGGGCTGGTTATTATTGCTCATGTAGACAAAAGAGTGGAGATGATTGGAGAAGACAATGAGGTTGAGATACTTGGGCCTGCTATACCGAAGAGAGCTTATGCTATAGTGAATCAACTTGTCGATATAATTGGATATATCGCCGTAACATGGAATGAAAAAGGCGAAAGTGAGCGATGGTTGTACACTCGTAAAACTCCGACTATTATGGCAGGTTCACGTTTCCCATACTTAGCAGAAAAAATTAAGTTTGGTTATGCCGAACTGACGGAGGCTCTAAATGAAGCTATTGACAAAGCAGAGGCATTAGATGGCGCCACAGTTGTTGATAAGTCAGCTCCAGTTATGGATACCGAACTAAATTATGATGAAATCAGAAAGGAAGCCGCAGAGCTTTGGAGCAAGTTAGTTACAGCAGATGAAAAAAATGCTGAAATTATTTTAAAGAAAGTTGAAATGTACTTTAATAGAAAAATGAAGTTAAGCGAGATTACCGAAAACCAAGTTGAACCCTTTTATAGTGTTCTGCTTGAAATGAGAGAAATGGCGAGTAAATTAGATGCTTAACAAGTAGAAATAACTAAAGGGGAAAGGTGAGTTATTAGCCTTTCCCTTTTTAAATTTGCAATTTTTTGAAAACTATGGTATACTATAAGTAGAAAGAAAAGTTTTATTTTTTCCTTACCTAAAATATCTTATATAAAGGGGAATGTGCCATGGCTAAGAGACCTACTGTAATGTGTCGAGAGTGTAGGCAGCGTTTTCAGAGAGATGATTTAGTTGAAGGTGTAGATTGGGTAATGCCTTCTAAGAATTGGTTATCACAAAGAGTGTTATGACACTTGGGTGAACAAAAGAAAGAAGGGTAAAGACATTACAGAGCAAAAAAAAGATGAGGAGTATCGATTAGAAATTTTTGACTATCTCTCTAGAAACTTAAAAGTGCCTTTTAACGGAGCTGTTGTCGACTCGCAAATAAAAACAATGTTAAAAAAAGGTCGAACACTTAAAGGTATTTTATTCTCACTTATCTATTGGTATGACATCAAACAGAATAAATGGGACCCAAAGTATGAGGGTATTTGGATGGCAGAGTTGGTGTATGATCAGTCTAGAGCTTACTGGCAAGAAAGAGTCCACAAACAAAGCGACATTCTTGAAAAAATTGAAAAACAGATTAAGACCTTCCGTGAACTACCTCGAATTCCTGTTAAAAAACAAGAGAAGAAAAAATGGAAGAGTCGTATGATAGGAGTGGATGAGGTAAAAGATGAATGAGAAAAATGATGTAATTCAAATTATAGGCAGTTTAATGAAAAAACCCAGTCTTTTGAGTCAAACTGACAAGTATAGTTTAAGTATATCAGATTTCTCAACGAATTTTGAGAGGTATCTTTTTGACTGTATAGAAGGGTTGTATTACAATGGAGCAAATAAAATTAGCGTCATCGACATAGAAAATAGTCTTAGCTCTAACGCAGTGGCGCTGAAGATATTTGAACAAAACAAAGGACATGAATATTTAGAAGATGCTGAAGAATTTGCGGAAGTGGAGAACTTCGACTATTATTATGGACATCTTAAGAAAATAAACGCTTTAAAAGACCTAGAGAAAATAGGAGTTGCGACAGAAGACTTTTATTGTCCAGACTTAACTAAACCCAACGCTATAGAAATCAATAAAAAATTTGAACGATTAACTGTGTCAGAG